TTAGAAGACAACAAAATTGAGAATGAACCTACGAAAGATATTTATTTACGATACTCACTATATTGCAGTGAAAGCGGGCTTAAAGCTTTAAGCAGAATAGCATTTTCAAGAGAAGTTTGTAAACATGGTTTTAATACAGATAAAAAAATAAAAGGAGAAAGGATATTTCAAAAAAATCCAGATGTGGACAGATAAAGACAGATGATTAAAATTATCTGGAAATCAATATAATGCAGTAATAGCAACAATTCAAAGTATGTTAAGGACAGATGGACAGATAAATTTATATTCTTTTATATAAAGAAAAGTAAAATATAAACTTTATAAATATATAATAAAGAATTTATATATATCTGTCCACGAATTTCAATAAAAAAGTAGCTTTTAAGTATTGATATGACTAAGTTTTAAAGGTTGCCAGATGTATTTAATATCTGTCCAGATGATAAAAAGGAGATGAATAATATAATGTCAAATTTCAGCAAAGTAGAATATCTTTTATATAATTACAAAAATATACAGGCACAAATTAAAAATATAGATATTGAAATAAATGAAATACAAAAAGATTATACCGGATGCAGTGCTATAAATTATAAAGAAAAATCAGGACAAACATATAAATTTAATTCAAATGTAGAAAATGAAGTTGTATCAAAAGAAAAAAGAATCAATTATTTAAATTCAATAAGAGATCATAAACAAAGCCAGATTGATAAAATAAACAATGCTTTAGATACATTGACAAAACGTGAAAATGAAATAATTAAAATGAGATACTTTGAAAAAATTACAAATAGAAGAATAGCAGAAAAACTTGATTTAACAGAGCAATATATATCTAAAGTAAATACAAATATTATCAATAGATTCGCTATTTTAATCTTTTTATAAATTAATATTAATTAATGTTTAAGTCAAGATTAAAACATAATAGTAAAATGTTAATAATGAATAATTTATAGCGTTAGGAGGTGCAGGAATGCTAACAGAAGCTCAAATTGAATGTATAAAGTTATTGGTAAAAGGTGTAACAATTACTGATATTTCAGAGGAATTAAATGTAAGTCGTACAACTATATATGCATGGAAAGAGATACCTGAATTTAAGGCTGAGCTGGACAAACTCGAACAGGAATATTTAACTGCAGCAAGCAATAGTCTTAAGTATGCTGCACCTTATGCGGCTAAGAAGCTCATAAAACTACTCAATGGACACTATGAGAAAACCCAGTTAGATGCTGCTATCAATGTGTTGGATAGAACTACAGGCAAAGCAACAACGAAGGTTGAAGTAAGTGATAAACAGGATAAAGATCATGTATCAAAGGATGTGCTAGAAGATGAATTTAAGGAAATAGATAACAAAACAGACAATGAATAAAACGTGTATAATTAATGTATAAGCACATGATAATATTATAAATATACTACATCGTAATGTATAAAGCATTAAGCAGAATGTATTGAATAACCATAAAGCCTTATACATCAATGGTTGTAAGGAAACTTAAAACATTTCGCTAAATCTTGATTTAGCGAAATGTTTGAATAAAGCATGTATTGGAGCGACCGGTAGGGGGTGCCATTCTAAATCGGGAATGGGCAAACCTGCCTGCGTTGGGTTTCATATTTTCCGCAATATTTTTTTGAACTTGGGTTGCCAGTGCAGACAACCCTGACATAAAATCCCCCTCTTAAATTAAGGTACCTGGTGAAAATTAGACAGGTACCTTTTTTACATGCCAGAATAGCTTAACGATAAAGCACTAGAGTGCACACATAAAAAGGCTAGGGAACAGTGGTTTAACTTCACTTTCTGGCACCAACATTTTTTAGAAAGGATGATTGACTATGTATGATGAAGAAAGTGAAAATCGTAAATTATTGTATAAATACCTAAAAAAACATTTTGGCAAGGATAAAGCGCAAGACCTGATGCTTACCTATGCAGATCATTTATTCGATTATCATGGCCTTGCATGGTCACTTGGCAAACATGATCTTGAGTTTTTCTGTATGTACTTCTTACAAGATACATTTTTGCCAAAGCCGGATAATGCGGCTCGTAGATTAGCCCCAATACATTATGAACTATGGCATGAGGCCGAAGAAATGTTCATTTATGATAAATTTGATAAATTTGAGGCTGTAGTTCCAAGAGGCACAGCAAAAACGACTGTTATGGATTTTGGGGTTTCAGTTTGGCTGCATTGTTATAAAATCTCATATTACACTATTGTAATTGGTAAAGTTGAGCAGGATTCTATTGACTTTATAGCAAATACAAAGCAAGCATTTGAAGAAAATCAATATATTAAAAAAGCATTTGGAAATTTACTCGATTCCAGAAATTACACAGTTAATAAACTGGAGCTGGAGCTTACAAACGGTACTAAAATACAAGCTCTTTCTTCAACAAGTAGTATACGAGGCAAAAAATATGGTAATCATAGACCTTCTGTTATAATTTCTGATGATATGCAGGGGCAATCTGATATTATTACTCAAGAGGCACGAGATAAAAAGTATAATACATGGTGTGAAGATACTGAATATGCAGGCGATAAAGCTGTATACCGTGATGGAAAGAAAATAAAAATGGCCACGAAATTTATAGTGCTTGGTACCATACTTCATAGAGACTGTTTTATAAGCAGATTGCTTAAAAATAAAGACTATAAACATATTTTAAAACGGGTTGTGGAGTTCAACGTTGATGAATATTTTAATACTGGGCTTTGGGATAAATTTAGAAAAATATATCAAGATGATAAGCTAAAAGATTCAAAAGCTCATGCAACAGAATTTTATTACCAGCACGAAACAGATATGAAATTTGAAACTATATGGCCAGATAAATTTAAATGCTGTGATCTAGCATTAGATTATTTTAAAAATCCTATTGCCTTTAAGCAAGAAATGATGAACGACGCAAGTAAAATCGGTGAAAAGTGGTTTAAATCTATAGCAACGCAAACACCGGAAGAAATTGAAGAACATAATTTTGAAAAAACAATGTTGGTTGCCGATCCTGCAAGTAGTGTGGACAAAAAAGCTGATTATTCTGCTTTTGCAGTTGGCAGTGTGGCTGATAATGGTTTCAGATATATTCGCAAAGGCATAATTGAAAGACTTGGATTTGATGATTTCTGTAAGAAAATAATTGAACTGTTTAAAAAATATCCAGACATTACTCATATTGATATTGAAAAAAATCTTTATATGGGTGCTGATATTTCAAAGATTAAAGAATTAATTGCAAAAGATCCTGATTTAAAATATCGGGATGTTACTTTTATAAATGAAATGCAGAAAAAAAATAAAGATGAAAAAATTAGTACTATTATAGGGGCTGTAAACAATGGACAAATAATTTTTAATGCTGATGATAAAGAACCAATACAACAAATACTTGACTTTTGTGGGCAAGATTTTTCAGAAAAGGATGATTTTCCTGATGTTGTAAGCCAGTTTGATATTGATGTAAAGAATATAGAAGTAATTCAAAAAGTTGAGTTATTTGACCGTAGAAAATTGGGATTATAGGAGGTGAAAACATGATAAATACTGATTTGCTTAGGAAGTGTAAACAGGATTTTGATATGAAATTACCTGAGTATATGACAATGCAGCGTTATTATGATGGCCATAGTGATGCAATGGAAAAATATCAGATGATAACGAAACGTGCAAACACAAGGGTAAAATGTAATTTTATACAGAAGTTTGTTAATGAAGAAGCCTCTTATTGCATGGGTAATAAAGTAACTTACACTTCACATTCGGGTAATCCGGACGTAGTTGAGGATATAAGGTTTAATTTTCGCCACTGGAGAGAGAAACACAACAAGGAATTATGCAAACAAAGCCTTATTTTTAATGAAGCGTATGAGCTATATTATATTGATTCAGAAGGCTTATTTAATAGTTTAATTTGTACTCCACTTGATAGTTACATTCTTCAAGATGATTATGGCAATGTGATACTATTTATTCGCTTTTGGACAAAGAAATTTGATGAAACAAAAACTTTATATGCTGATGTTTATACCGATACAGATATTGCCCATTACACTGTTTTGGGTGATACTTTTACTCCAATACAGGGTAGCAAGGTTGACAGTAATATATTTTCTAAGGTTCCGGTATCCGTTGTTAATATAGGGACTATAGACGAAAGCCTTTATGCTATGCTTAAAGGACTTCAGGACGGATATGAAACGAATTTATCTGATATGGTGAACGAAATATCTGATTTCAGGAACGCGTACCTTGTTTTTACAAATTGTCAGCTTGATGATAAAACAAAAGATGAAAATGGCGAAACTGACCTTGATAAAATGAAACGTTTGGGTGTTATGAACCTTAAGGGTGACAAAACGGACGCTAAGTGGCTTATAAAAGAAATAAATGATTCTTTCGTACAAAACACATTAAATACTCTTGAGGATAAAATGTACCAGCTTGCAAGCCATATAAATAATAATGAAAAATTAGTATCAAATACAAGCTCTTTGGCTTTAAGAAATAGACTTATAGGCTTGGAAGAGAAATGCACCAATAATATACAAGCCTTAGTTGATTGTATAAAAGTAAGACTGAAATTTTTGTTTGAATACCTGAAGATTAAGCAGAATAAATCTTATGACTGGAAGGATATAGACATAAAAATAACACCTAATATCCCAACAGATGATCTTATGACCAGTCAGATAATTTCACAATTAAACGGTAAATTAAGCACAAAGACAGGGCTTGCACAGCTTTCATTTGTTGATAATCCTGATAATGAAATGAAGGAATTGCAGAAAGAAAATGAAGCTAATGATACCGGAGAAAAAATATTTAATAACTTGAATAATACTGGTGGTGATACAGGTGGTGAAGATTAATTCACAGTATCAAAAAATGATAACTCAAATTAAGATTGATGCTGATGATTTTGCAGATGAACAAATGCAAACCGTTTATAAAAATCAAAAGGATCATTTGACAGAACTGCATAAATATTTAGGACTCTTATTTATTGCTTATGCTGTAGATGGATTGCTAAAAGTTACTCCATATCAGAAATCTAATATTTTATCTGACTTAAATTCTAAATTAACATCTATGGCAAAAGATATGGGAAACACGGAAGCAAACAAGGTAACAGATATTTTAAAGAAGAACTATACAGATACTTATTATAAAAATGCTTATGCAATGGACAGTGGTTTAAATGTTAATCTTAAGTTTAATATGCTAAAGAAAGAATATATAGATGCGGCTGTAAATAATCCTATTGATGGAGAAATTTTTAGCAACCGTATATGGCAAAATAAAGCCGCTGTAGTCAATAAAGTTAAACAAGGTATAACTAATGCCATGAATGGCGACACGACCATAGACAAGCTCGGGAAGGACATTCAGACCGCCTTTAATATAGGAGCTTATGAAAGCCAGAGATTAGTGCGGACCGAAAATGCAAGAGTGCAGTCGCAGGCAATAGATGATATAGGAAAATCATCAGGTTGTACTCAGCAGATGTATTGTGCAACTCTTGAAGCGAATACATGCTCTGAATGTGCTGAACTTGATGGACAATATTTTGATATTGATGATGATTCAAAACCGCAAATACCTGAAGATACACATCCCGGATGCAGATGTTTATATATAAATGTTCCTCTGGCAGGATGGAAACCAACAAAACGAAAAGATAATGAAAGCAAAGACGTAATCGACTACGAAGATTATAGCCAATGGCTTAAAAATAAAGGGATAGGGGTTGATGGAGAATGAGTGAACCGCCATTAGGACTAGTGCCCAGGGATATATGGGAATTACAACGTCTGAGGGATGTCAAAAAAGCAATACAAAGATATTTGGAGGATGGTAGAAAAATCCCTATGGAATGGGTAAATGAATTTAATGAATTGCTTAATAACCCAGTTAAGTAGAGTCTTAGGGAACTAAGGCTTTTTTATTTTATAAAAATTTAATTGCGTTCTTAGTTCTGTAATGGAGTTAAGAGGGCACGGGAGGTATGAAAATGTTAAAAAAAGAATTAACAGAGCTTTTAAAATCTGCAAAAGATGATGATAACATTGATGAAATTTTGGGTAAAGCTGAACCGGTTAAGGCACTTGTAAATAGTGGTTTAACTTTGGATGCATTTAAATCAAAATTGGAAAGTGATCCAAACTTTAAATCATTCGCAGACAGTGAAAAAGATAAACATTTGCAGAAGGGACTTGAAACTTTTAAGAAAAATAATCTTCAAAAATTAATTGATGAAGAATATAAGAAGCAGCATCCTGACGCTGATCCAAAGGACACTAAGCTTGCAGAAATGGAAAAAAAGCTTGAGCAAATGCAAAAAGAAACTGCCAAGAAAGACCTTACTAATAAAGCATTACAAGCTATGACAGAAAAGAAACTGCCGACTGATCTTGTTAATTTTATAGTTGGTGAAGATGAAAAAACAACTAAGGCAAACCTTGAGACTTTGACAGGAGTTTTAAGTAAACATGATGAAGCTCTCAAAACTGAAATTTTAAAAGGCTCTTATAAACCGGGTGGACAGGGCGGCACAGAACCTACAGAAGAAACAGCAAAGGCTCAGATAAATTCTGTTTTTGGAATAAAATAATTTTTTGAAAGGAAGTAATAAAGAATGGCAAATAATATAAGTTATGCAACTTTATTTCAGCAGGCGCTTGACGAACAAATGATCCAGCAAGCAACTTCCGGATGGATGGAAGCTAATGCCGGACAAGTTATTTACAACGGAGGCAAGGACATTAAAATACCTAAAATTAATATGGATGGGCTTGGCAATTATGACAGAGTAGCAGGTTATCCAGGCGGAGCGGTTTCAAGCGAATATGAAACTAAGACAATGACTATGGACAGAGGCAGACAGTTTATGCTTGATGCTATGGATGTTAACGAAAGTAACTTTGTGGTAAATGCAAGCAGTGTAATGGCACAGTTCCAGAGATTAAAGGTTATTCCCGAAGTTGATGCTTACAGGTATAGCAAGATTGCACAATTAGCAATAGCAAAAGGTGCTGGTTATGCTGTTGGTGGTTATACTCCCGCTATTGCAGATATATATAGCAAACTTACAGCAGATATTGCAGCAATACAGGATAAAATAGGGGATATTCCTTTAATAGTTGTTATGAGCAGGCTTGTTAAAAATATTCTTGAGAATTCAACTGAATTTACGAAACAACTGCCGGCAACCGATTTCGTACAAGGTAAAATAACTACAAAAGTGAATATGATTAATGATTGTCCTATAATTCCAGTGCCCTCATTAAGACTTAAGACTTTATATGATTTTTATGATGGCAAGACAACTGGTCAGACAGCAGGTGGATTTATACCAGATGCAGCTGCTAAAAATATTAATTGGCTTTTAATTGCACAGAACGCTCCGATAGCTGTAAGTAAGACAGATAACATGAAGATTTTTGAGCCGGCACAGGTTCAGGATGCAGATGGTTATAAGATGGATTATAGAAAGTATCATGACCTCTGGATACCTGATAATAAGATGGATGGCATATTTGCCAACATTAAGGAGGCTCTTGCATAATGTTTAAAATGAAAAATTTAAATGTTGTGAGGATAGTTGAGACAGAAGAGCAGAAAGCAGCACTTGAAGCACAGGGATTTAAAGAAATAGCTGAGGTTAAGCCTGATTATGATGGCATGAATCTTAGCGATCTTAAGCAGATAGCCAAGGATAAAGACATTGAAGGTTATTCCAACATGAAAAAAGATGACCTTATTGCTGTACTGAAAGCATTGGACGATGAAGAGAGCAAACAAAAATAATTGCTCTCTTTTATTTTAGGTAGGTGATCAAATGGCGGTACTTGATGATTTAAAAACATTAACTGACCAGAGTGAAAGTATTTTAAATATTTATATTCGCCGTGCTGATGCAGTAATAAAAAATTATTTGAATGTTGCTGATACTGTTGATATTGAAGCAACATATCCTGACGCAGTGATTGAATATGTGACTGAATGTATCTCTAAGAAGGGTAATGAAGGCATTAAACAGTTTACACAGGGCAACCGGCAAGGGACATATAATGACGGCCTTACAGAGGATGTAAAAGCTCTCTTACCACTTCCATATGTAAAGATGATGGGGTGATGTGGAATGTACTGCAACAAAAGCGGGATTGAGATATATCAAAACGGTACAAGTACAACTGATGATTACGGAAATTATGTTCCGGGAACACCTCAAACAGTTAAAAGTAATATAAATTGTGATATGCAGCCATACAGCACCGAAAAACTGCAAAGAGATTACGGCTTTGATATTGAGGTTACAAAGCGTGTTTTCATGGATCTTGATAATAATATTGTCGATTTAGTAGAGAAGCAGCATAAAACTTTGTACCTGAAAGACAGCAATATAACCTATGAAATTCGTAAAATCATTCCATGGGATGCTTACATGGAGGTGATGATTTATGGCATTTGAAAATCATCTAAATGAGGTTCTTAATGCTTTAAGCGAAGCAAGACAAGAGGCTTTAAATAATATAGGAACATTCGTAACAGCTGAAGCACAATTGAGAGCACCGGTTAAAACAGGTAACATGAGGCGAAGTACAACATTTGATATTGTAAGCGATAACGAGGTTGATGTTGGTGTTACGAATGAAGCTCCTTATGCACCCTACGTGGAGCTTGGTACAAGTAAGCAGCGTTCCCAAGCATTTTTAAAGCCTGCAGTGACAGATAATGTTGATAAATTGCAGGAGATAGCAGGGCAGTCAATTTCACTTCATATGGGCGGTGAAAAATAGTGCTTGATGTATACAAATACGTAACGGATAAGTTAAAAACTTTAGATACACAGCTTTATACGGATTATATTCCTACTGAGAAAACATATCCGTATGTTCAGTTTCAATTCCCTAATGTTTCACCGAATGGTTTTGGAGAATTGAACTTATTGCAGATTGATGTATGGGATAAAAGTACTTCTAATGTTCATGTTGAAACAATCACTGATAATATTGATAAGCTGTTTAACAGGCATAATGAAATAACAAATGATTATTGTATTCAAGTATATAGGAATAATCCATACAGGTTGAATATTCCGGATCCGGATATGGAAATCCGGAGAAGACAATTGAGATATGTAATTAAAATTTATAGAAAGGAATGATAGTTAATGAGCGATATAAATACAAGTGGAGTAGCCACAACTGGTTATAATACAAAGACCTTAAATCATTTGCTCTTAGATGCTGGTGCTCTTTATAAGAACTTCGCACTTGCAGATCAGGCTCTTATAGGTGCAACAAGCGGAGGTAATGAGTTCGATGCCAAAGCAAAAATAAGACAGATAAAAGTTGATGGAGTTAAGGCAGCTAATGCAAAGGGATTAGAGGTTATTGATGATATAACAACCACATTAAAGTGTAAATTCCTTGAGGTTACTGAGGAAATTTTAAAATCTGCACTTATTGCTGATGTTGACACTGCAACGGATAATAATTATGACATTTTAACAGGTAAAACTATTATTGAAGATGCTGATTATATTAAAAATATAGCTTGGGTTGGCACAATAAGTGGTAATCCGGGAAAACCAATTATAATCATAATTGATAATGCTTTATGTCTTGATGGATTGCAGCTTAAAGCAGAGGATTCAAAAGATAATACACTTGATGTTACATTTACAGGCCATGCTGATCCAACAACTCCGCAAGCATTACCATATAAGATTTATTATCCGAAGTTAACTGATATGGTTGCATTTGTAATGAATAGTGCAGCAGTATCTGCAAACAAAATAATATTAACAATGAGTGATACTGTTGCCGCTACAGTGCCGCTTGATGGCTTTACGGTAAAGGTTGCTGGAAGTGCTGATATAATAACAGCTGCCGCAAGAGGTACAGATACAAAGACAATTGAATTAACACTTACTACTGCTCCAACAACAGGCCAGGGTGTTACAATTGCTTATGCTAAGCCGATTGATGTTACTAAGCAGGTACAATCTGCCGCAGGCGTGACATTAGATAATATTGCAACTACAAGTGTTCAAAACAGCTAATTTATAGGTGCTCTTAATTGAGCACCTTAATTATTTTAAGGAGGAATAATAATGAGAAAGTTAAAAACATCGGATTTATTCAGTTTAAGCAGAATTTTAAAGAAAATGAATATAAAAGATGAAATAAAAGTATTAGCTAAAGATATAACGGGAGCTACATCGGAAGAAAAGAAAAAAGCTGAACAGAGTATGGAAATAGACCTTGCAATGCTTTTCGTTGAAAATATAGGTGCTGCAGAAAAAGAGATATATAAATTTTTTGGAGATCTTACTGGCAAGAGTGCAACTGACATTGAAAATATGGAATTAAAGAACTTTATGAACCTTGTACAAGAATTATTCAATCAGGAAGGTTTTGAAAGTTTTTTATCAACAGCATCCAAGTAGATGATGTTGACTGCTTGGATTTAATTTTAAGCAGATATAATTCATCTATTTTGGATTTAGATTTTGAAATAGGATTCGAGCTTATTCAAAAAGCGTATAAAAAAGAAGTTTATAATAAGTTATGGCAAAGATGGCTTGTAGATTACGCAAGGATGGATGATAAAACATTTATTGGATTTGAAGAATATAAAAATGAATTGCTAAAGCCTGCAAGAATTCCAGTTAAGCCTAAAGCTAAAACAAAAAAAGAGATATTTGAGCAATCGGATAGAATCATAGAAGCATGGAAGAAAGGAGGGTGTAAGTAGTGGAGTTATTCAGTATATTTGGGAGAATACTTTTAAAAGATAACGGTGTAGAAAATAAGTTAAATTCAGTGACTAAAAAGGCAGAGGAAACAAGTTTAACAATATCAAAATTAGGCGAAAAAACGCAGTCATTTGGTGAAAGTCTATCCAAAGTTGGCAAAAGTTTATTTACGCATCTTACTCTTCCTATTGGAGTAGCAGCTGGGGCAGTTGTAAAGTTTGCAGACAAATCATCTGATTTATATGAAGCACAAAATGTGGTTGAAAATACTTTTAAAAAATCAGCTAAAAGTATTGAAGCGTGGACAAATACAACAGCAAAATCAGCAGGAATAAGTAAAACAGCAAGCAGTCAATGGGTTGGATTTATGGGGGCTATGCTTAAGTCTTCCGGAGTTTCAGAGAAGGCTGCTGCAAATATGTCTAAAAATTTAGTTCAACTTACAGGCGATATGAGCTCTTTTTATAATATAAGTACTTCCGATATGTGGGAAAAGATAAGAAGTGGAATTTCAGGAGAAACTGAACCTTTAAAACAGTTAGGTATTAATATGTCTGTCGTGAATTTAGAAACTTACGCAATGTCTCAAGGGATTAAAAAATCATATAAAGATATGTCACAGGCAGAGCAAACAACCTTAAGGTATAATTACCTTCTAAGTGTTACTAAAGATGCTCAAGGCGACTTTGGGCGTACTTTGAATGATAGTTTTGCCAATCAAGCAAGGGTGGCAAAGCTAAACCTTGAAACATTAGTAAGCACTTTAGGTAGTAAGTTTTTACCTGTTATAATGGATGGAACAAAAAAGTTAAATGAATTTGGCACGGCTTTGAACAATGCTTTAAATGGTAAAAATGAAAGCGCTGTACTTGGTAAAACAATTAATAATATAGCAAATGCTATAAGTAAACTTACTCCTAAACAAATAAAAACCATTCTTGGAATTGGAGCGGCATTGGCAGTTCTTGGTCCCGGCATAAAAATTATGGGTAAGCTCACAGAAGGTGCAGGCAAATTTGAAAAAAGTATAGGTAAAGCTAAAGAAGCAGTAACTAAATTCAGCGTGAATGGTATTTCATCATTTAAAAATCTTGGGAAATCAGCATCAAGTATATTCTCAAAGTTCGGGAACTTAACGATATTTAAAAAGCTTGGAAGTGCATTTGATACGTTACGGATAAAAGGACTTTATGCTTTTGACGCATTAAAAAATGGAGCTACTTCGAAGTTTGCTTCTATAGGAAATGCAGCTGGTAAAATATTTGGTAAATTACCATTTACCATTATAGGCCCATTAAACAAAATAAATGGCTTATTTAGTGCTGAAGTTCCAAAACTTAAGGCTGCATTTGGTAGACTTGGCGGTGAAGTGGCTGGTGGACTTAAACATGTAATGGGCCCAGTCTTAAAATTTATTAATCTTGCGGGTATTACGGGAGTATTATTAACAGGGTTTGGAGTTGCACAGGAAAAGTTCGGGAAACAAATTGATGAATTTGCCAATACAGCAATGACAAAAGGACCAGAAATAATAACAAAATTTGTACAGGGGATCATGACGAAAATACCTGAACTAATTAATGCAGGTGTAACATTAGTTCAGACTCTCACAAATGTGATTATTGCTAATGCACCTGCTGTTATTAAAGGGGCAGTTCAGATAATTACAGCTCTAATTAATGGACTTGCTAACAATCTTCCAAGGCTTATTCCGGTTACATTGCAACTGATTCAAACTATTGTAATTGCGATAGTAGATAATCTTCCAACGATAGTACAAGCGGGGTTAAATATACTTGTAGCTTTGGTTCAAGGTATTGCAAACAACATGGATAAAATAGTTGATACAATAGTTAAGGTAATTGAAGAAATTATAAAAGTTATAATACAAAATTTACCGTCTATAATTCAGGCTGGAATACAGATTATTGTTGCATTAATACAAGGTTTAGCACAGGCAACACCTCAACTCATCGCGGCAATACCATCTATTGTAAAGGCTATATGGAATGGCTTAAAGTCTGCTGACTGGGCAGGATTAGGTAAATCTATAATACAAGGCATTGGGGAAGGGTTAAAAGCGGCTGCTGGTGGATTACTTAACACAGTTAAAGCCATTGGAAGCGATATATTAAAAGGCTTTAAGGCAATGTTTGGAATACATTCTCCTTCAACTGTATTCAGAGATGAAGTTGGTAAAAATATTAGTCTTGGTATAGCTGAAGGTATAAAAGATGTTGATTTTATGCAGACGATTAGTGATATTTTAAATTATGGCACTGATGATGCTAAAACTTCAGCAAAGAAAGTTACAAATGCTGTTTCAACTGAAATATCTAAAATCAAAGATAATACTACCAAAGTAGTAAAAGATTTGAACACACAGCTTAACAACTTATCAGAGCAGGAAGCAAAAGCTTTAAGAGGTGTAAAGGGTAGTAAGCGTTATACTATCCAAGATGAATATAATCAAAAGAAGCAGATGATAAAAGATGAAATCCAACTTCGTAAGGATCAGGCTGATAAAGAGATTGAACAAATACAGCGTATTGGCAAAATGTCAAAAGAGGAATTGCAACAGGAACTGCAGAATAGAAAAAGTTTCGTCGATAGTGTAAATAGTTTAAATGAGCAGATAAAAAATGCATTAAAATCGAAGTATACCGAAGAGGAAAAAAATGCAGAGGATAGTATTAATAAGCAAATTAAATACTGGGAGGATTGGAAAACTAAATCCGAAGATGCAATAAATGAAGTATTTGATGAAAAGGGGAAAAGGCTTAGAGAGGATCAGGAAGCATCTGAGGAAGCGTTGCAAGCTGAATCTGATGCACTTGATAATTGGAAGGATGAAAGCATAAGGAATATTGAAGGTGTATCTAATGCAAAAATAGCAGCGCTAAAGGCTCAGGAGGATGCACTGGATGAACAAGCTATGGCAGAGGATATGGCAGATAAACATAAAGAGTATGAGGATAAAATATCAGATCTTCAAAGTCAGATAAAATATTCTCATGATGATTATAATAAGGCAGAATTGGAAAAGCAGTTGAAATCTGTACAATCTGAGTATCAAAAAGAACTGCATAAAGAGGAAATTGATGATAAAAAGGCAGCTTTACGAACTCAAGAAGAAGCTATTAAAGCTGATGCGGATAAGCAAAAACAAAATGTTGAAGATATATATTCTATAAGAAAAGCTGATTTAAATAAAAGATTACAGGATAATAAAAAGTATTATGACAAGCAAAAAGCTTTGATGGAGCAGGATAAAAAAGCTCAGATAGATAATATTAATCAAATATACAATGCAAATAAGAATACCCTTGATAAACAACTTACTGATGTACAGGTATTTTACAGTAAAAAGCTTTCTGACGCAAATCTTGAAGCTGAAGCTGAAAAAATGATTATGCAAAAAAGTCAAGATGAAATTGTAGCTTTATTGAATTCCTACGGTGAGCAATATAAGGCTGCTGGTCAGACACTTGGGGAACGATTGGTAGAGGGTTTTGAACCGGCAATAGATAACATAAAAAGCATGATTTCAAGTATAACTGCTGAAATTAGTTCTGCAAGGGATAGCGCAATAAGTACTATGCAGACAGCAAGTACAGCAATAGGAATAAATAACATACCAAATACAAATACTTCAAAGGTTGTTTCTAACAATAGTAATACAGCAGTTACAAATAATTTTAATTTTACGCATAATAGCCCAACAAAAGTAACACCATCTGAAGAAAAACGGCAAGATGAATCCTTCTTTAGAAAAGCAGCTTATCAATTAGCTTAGGCAGGTGAAAGTATGGAGAAAGTAACGTATACAAACTCAAAGGGCCAGAGTATTGAATTAAATAGTTTGGGCCCTTTTTATTTATCTAGTATAACCGGCACGGGTACAAATAAAATAACTATAACAACGTCAAAAGGGCCTGGGCAAGATGGTGTAACTGTTGATGATACATTGCTTGAAGAAAAAAGTCCAGCAATAGAAGGAGCTATAATAGGCATTTCTCTTGAAGATGCTTACAAGAAACGTAGACAGTTGTGTAATGTTTTCAATCCCAAATATGTTGGCACATTAAAATATGAAAATGATGCAGGAACTTACAAAATTGATTGCATACCTCAGGACAGTCCAACATTTAAAAATACTGATTCCGTTGCTCAGGAGTTTCAAATTCAGTTGTTTGCTCCAGATCCATTTTGGAAAGGTACTCAAGAAAGTAAATCAGAAATAGCTAAATGGTTAGGTGATTTTAGTTTCCCTCTTGAAATACCGGCGGATGGCATACAAATGGGGCATAGACAATCAAGCACGATAATAAATGTCTTCAACCCTGGAGATGTACCATGTGGGTTGAGAGTTGTATTTACTGCACTTGCTACTGTGGTAAATCCTTCAATAATGAATGTTAACACGCATGAGCAGATAAAAATTAAAAAATCAATGATACAAGGTGATACTATAACAGTTTACACAGGCTACGGCAATAATAAAGCTGAATATACAGCTCAAGGAAGTACAGAGGTTACGAATGCTTTAGGCTTAATAGATTTGGTAAGCACAACTTTACCATTTATGAAACTTAATCCGGGTGATAACTTAATAAAGTATAATGCTGATATCAATGTTAATAATCTGGAGTGTTCTATTTATTATTTACCGCAGTATATGGGGGTGTAAGACGTGGCAGCAGATTTTAAACAGGTTGCAGCAATTTTAATTTTTTCAAGTGTTGATTTTAGCCTACTTGGGGTGATAGATAATTATGAAAGTCTACAAGTAATTAAACGATTTTATGCTGTAGGTGAGTTTGAATTACACATAAATGCAAACAAAAATAATACCGAATTTCTACAGAAAAATAATATACTTCTATTTTTGAAACTGGATGATGATAAATCAGTGCCATGTGTGGCCGGTATAGTAATGCACCGTGAAAATCAAATGGCCGATGATGGGAGCACGACAGATGAATTGATTATTACCGGTACAACATTGCAAGGCTTATTGTCACGTCGTTTATGCTTGCCAACCGGTACAGATGGGTATGACAGTGAAATCGGCAAGCAGGAAACAATAATGAAAGCGCTTGTACATCATAATATCGTGGCCGCTTCTGATGCAGATAGGAATATATCAAATTTGATTATAGCGGCTGACCAGCAAAGAGGCGTTGATGATGCATGGCGTGCTAAATATGATAAGCTCTCCGATATGATGAATACAATAGGCACTTATGCAAAATTAGGATGGGATGTATTATTCAGCATACCAAATAAGCAATTTATTTTTGATGTATACCAAGGTAAGGACCATAGTGTTAATCAATCAATTCTGAATCCAGTTATATTTAGTGCTGACTTTGATAATAGTAAAGCGGAGCATTTTATCCAGGACATTTTAAACAGTGCAAATGTAGGCTATTGCGGAGGACAAGGTGATGATAATAACAGGCTTATACAAAAGGTTGGTTCTGGCGCAGGCTTGGAGAGACAGGAAACATTTATTGATTGTAGTAATGCAGCAGATGCAACGGAGTTGATAACTCAAGGTTCTCAAAAGCTTGCAGAAATGGCAGAAGTAAAAACATTCGAGTTTCAAATTATACCGAATATTTCTTTTACTTATAAAATAGATTATGACCTTGGTGATACCGTAACGGTAGTTTCGAGACGATGGGGAATTCAAATGGATGCACAAATTACAGAGCTTAAGGAAATATATGAGCTTGGCAAAAATGACCTTGAAGTTACAGTTGGGACGTCCATTCCAACATTATTAACAATATTCAAACGTGCAACAAAACAAATAGTGAGGTGATATAATGGCAGAACATTCAAGTTTTTTTAACAGCGTTTCTGGTGACAGGCTTTATAAAGCTGAAGATTTTGCAAAATATTTTAGTTCTTTTATATCGAATGGTATTTTTCCAGATCCAAGTACAAATCTGCAGGTGCTTGTAAGTGGCAATAACGACATGAACATAATTGTAAAGGCTGGTTTGGCATGGATAAATGGGTATTTTTATTATCTTGATACTGATACTACTTTTACAATAGGGACCGCGGATGGAACATTAAATAGGATTGATAGAATTGTAGTACATTTAGATATCGCAGGCAGGGCAATAAATGTAAAAGTTTTAAAGGGAGTAATAGCAAGCTCTCCTACAGCGCCAACGCTGCAGAGGGATGCGGATGGGTATGATTTGGCTCTTGCTGATATAGCAATAAATGCCGGTGTAACGAGTATAAGCCAGAGCAATATAACGGACCAAAGGCAGAACCAAGACTTATGCGGTATAGTAGACAGCCTTATAACAGCAGATACAGCAACTTTGTTTAATCAATTTACGGACGGATTTAATAGCT